GTCTGTGTCCCGTTGTTGACACTCGATGTCATCACGGAATATCCAGTCAATATAGTCTTCAGTGTCGATGTCGATGATAGGAACGTCTGGATTGGTGAAAGATATTAACATGTTAGTCTCCATTGTTAGATGACGAGAGGATCAGGAACATAAGCAAGATTGAGATCGTTTGCAATCATCTCTCTTGCTTCAATGAGATTGAATCGTCTTGCTCTGTTGCGAGACGAGACTATCTGGTGAATGTGGCTTGTTCTTTCATCGAAGAGGAAGTCGCAAGCCACAGTCTGCTTGGGGTCTCCAAGGTATATGCCCGTTCTTGTGTCATATACCTTGAAGAAGATGGCTGCTGGTCGTCCGAAGAATGTTGTCATGTTGTTCTCCATTGTCAAGAGGAGTGTGATTACTCTCTCTTCAGCGTCATTGGTCCAACCAAATGGGTGAATGTCAAGCGAGACGAAGGCGTGTCAATGTGTTGCATAGGTGCAGAGGACGCAATGAGCGTAGCGAATGATAGGAACGTACAGTATCATGCGACACATTGATATGCCTGTCGCAGCGACCCCGTATGAGCGACAGCGAAGGAGTGGGTTGACATTCAGTCTTCCCATTTGGGTGGTACAATGAAGCGATATAGAGAGAGTACAGTGGTAGATCACAGTCTCAGTCCCTTGCGTGTGTGTGTCATACGACCATGCTTCGCTCGCCCTTGCGAGCGCAGGAGATGTATGATAGGAAGACAATAGTATGGTATTACAGGTGGTGCTTGAGTACCACATAGTCTGCTCTGTCTGTGTCTGCTTGTCTGTCTATGGTATAACAAGGGTATGCCCATTGATATCAAGTAGTTAGCCAGTAGCTACAGTAGTAGCGTAGGTATCACACACTAGTACAGTTAGCTACTATTTGTATACAAAGGGGTGCATGAAGGGGGTATAAGGGGTTTGAGCTTGTGCTCTTAAGGTGAATGACACCTCTAGACTATCTAATATAAAATGCTAGTACCTTTAATTACCTATTATGATGGGTGGTACTAGTAGTATAGTAAGGATACCTTAGGATACCTTGGGGGTATACCTATTCATTACCTATTCAATACCTATATATTTACATATACCTTCTACCATTAAGTACTAGTAGTAGCTAGTAGGAGTATCTTTTACATACTAGTAGTGTATTTATTCATTTCTATTGTCTTTTCCTTTGTCGTCTCTTGACTCTTTTGTCGCATTAGTGTACTATAAGTTGTAATCCTATTAGAGAGTATTGTACTATTAACGACAAAGTAGACCATATCCCTTTTAAAATAGACATGCACAAGGACTCCAAGTTCAGGGATGAATGGGGTCGGCTATTATATTCCAAACTATTCTTTGAGCGCACCGTTCCAGCTACCCGTGGAAAGGTGCTTTATACGTTAAAAGACCAAGACCATGAAGGGTATTCCTCTCTCTACCAGAAATATCTTGAAACGTCAGATCCAACGGAGTACGCCTTTGCGACCGAATGCTTCGAATCCTACGAACATTGGCTTACCTTATCGAAACAAGCTTGGTTCCAACCCTTTCTCAGCCGCTTTAGGCGAGACCTTGAGACTCGTATTAGGTCTAAAGCACTAAAAGCTATTATTACAGAATCCAAGTCCGGTAGTAAGAACGCCTTCCTTGCCAATAAGTATCTTTTAGAGAAGGGCTGGAAGGACAAACTAAATAACAAAGGCCGTCCTAGCAACATTGACATTGCCAATGCAGCGAAGGACATCGCAGAAGATAAACGTAAAACAGAAGAAGACTACCTGAGGGTCATTAGTGAGTAAACTATCTAAGATGGACGAGACCCGTACCATCGCAGAAAACAACCTAGTCGCCTTCATTCGTCTTGTCCACCCCAAGCGTATGCTGGGTGCTGTCCATAAAGAACTTATCGAATGGTGGGACAGAGAAGAGGCTAGGAGCCATCAGTTGGTTCTCCTGCCACGTGACCACATGAAGTCAGCTCTAGTGGCCTACAGGGTCGCCCAGAGGCTGGCAAAAGACCCTACACTACGCGTCCTGTATATCAGCTCTACGTCCAATCTTGCTGTCAAACAGTTAAAGTTTATTAAAGACATCCTGACCAGTGACAACTTTAGAAAGTACTGGCCTGATCACGTCAATCAAGACGAGTTCAAAAGGGAGAAATGGTCAGAGACCGAAATCAGTCTGGATCATCCACTACGGAAACTCCACAACGTTCGAGACCCAAGCATATTCGTCGCTGGGCTCACGACAAATATCGTAGGCTTGCACTGCGATATCGCCGTTCTAGACGACGCAGTTACAGACGATACCGCCTACACAGCAGAGGGCCGGGAGAGGGTTAAAACCCAGTACTCCCTTCTGTCGTCCATCGAGGGAGCGAATGCTCTCGAATGGGTTGTAGGCACTCGGTACTTCGCTACCGACCTCTACTTCGATATGCTTCAGATGCGTATCACCGTACATGACTCAGATGGAGAGATGATTAAAGATGAGCCCTTGTTTGAGGTATTCGAACGACAAGTCGAAAGTAACGGTGACGGAACTGGAGAATTCTTGTGGCCCCTACAGGTATCTCCTGATGGCAGACCTTATGGCTTTAATGCTGAGATCTTGGCGAAAAAGCGGGCGCAGTATATCAACAAGTCTAAATTCCGTGCTCAATACTACAACGACCCTAACGACTCTACCGAGGCTGAGATAAGCCCTGAATGGTTCCAGTACTACGATGAAAAGCATCTGTACAGGTCCAACGGATATTGGTACGTCAAAGGAGCAAGACTTAATATTATTGCGTCTATCGACTTCGCGTACACTGTATCTAAGAAAGCCGACTTTACCACAATCGCCATCCTCGGAATGGATGCCCAAAAGAATTACTACATCCTAGAACTCGATAGATTCAAGACCGGAAGCATCAGTGATTACTTTAAACACATTCTTAGGTTACATCAAAAATATGGCTTTCGCGTACTGGTTGCAGAGTACACTGCTGCTCAATCCGTCATTATCGGAGACCTCAAGCAGAATTACATTCGCACCTATGGTTTGGCCTTGTCTGTCAAAGACCACAAACCCACGAGACACGAAGGAAGCAAAGTAGAGCGTATGAACGCCACTCTGCAACCTCGATATGAGAACAGGCAGGTATTCCACTACCGTGGAGGCCATTGCCAGCTTCTCGAAGAAGAACTAACATTAAAGTACCCTCCTCATGACGACTTGAAAGATGCTGTCGCCATCTGTATGGAATACCTCCAAGCACCCACATTCTTTTCCAAAGTCGGAGACTCTATGTCGTCCAGTTCACAAGCACTTAAATCAATGACACACCCTAGGTTCGGAGGCTTTGGCTAATGGCTGGTAAAGTCCTTCGCTTAGAAGGTATTGTCGTTCCTGACAACATCGCTCAGAGCATCTCTAATAACTACATCTCTTGGTCGATGGCTAGGAATGAGGTTATCAACGCTTGGGCTGAGACGCGTGCGTACATCTACGCTACCGATACTACGAAGACTACAAACAGTAAGCTGCCGTGGAAGAACAAGACTACTACCCCTAAACTGACCCAGATCCGTGAGAACCTGTACGCGAACTACTATGCTACAATGTTCGGCAACAGGAACTGGATTGCTTGGGAAGCCGCAGACGAGTCATCTGATAAGCTTGAGAAGCGCAAGATGATCGAGGACTATATGTACTGGGTTGTTGACCAACCTGAGTTCTATAAAGAAATCCAGAAGCTTCTCTTAGACTACATTGACACAGGCAATCCTTTTGTCTCCGCAGGATGGCTTGACCAGACAATTGAGGAGAAAGAAGGAAAGATCAAGCGAGGTTATCGTGGACCAGTCCCAGTTCGTATCTCTCCTTTGGATATTGTTTTTAACCCTATTGCTCCTTCGTTTGACAGTTCTCCGAAAATAGTCAAGAGTATTATCACTCTCGGTGAATTGAAAGACATGGTAGAGCGTCCGGGTGCTTTCCCTGAAAGCGACATTGACGCCAAGCAGGTATTCGACTACCTTCGCCAATACCGTCAACACGCTCAATCAGCTATCGCGGGTGCTGGAGATCTTTCTGAGAAAGACCGCTATCTAATGGTTGACGGGTTCACCAGCTACCGTCACTACCTTGAGTCTGACTTTGTTGAGGTTCTTACCTTCTACGGTGATGCCTACGACAGGGACAGCGACAAGCTCTATAAGAATCACATAATCACTGTCGTCGATAGGCACAAGATTATCTCGAACCGTCCTAATCCAGCTATGTTTGGTAAGTCCGGTATTCATCATTGTGGTTGGCGTCCTCGTCAGGATAACCTCTGGGCACAAGGCCCGTTGGACAACCTAGTGGGTATGCAATACAGGATCGACCATATCGAGAACCTAAAAGCGGATTGCTTCGATTTGATGGCTTTCCCGCCTGTCGAAGTAAAAGGCTACGTATCCGATTTCACATGGCAGCCTATGGAGAAGATCTACGTCGGTGACGAAGGCTCTGTAAAGCCCTTCCCTCCAGACGTTCGTATCCTTCAGGCTAACACAGAGATCGCTGATCTCATGGCCAAGATGGAAGAGATGGCCGGTGCGCCTAAAGAAGCCATGGGCTTCCGTAACCCCGGTGAAAAGACCAAGTACGAAGTACAGCGTCTTGAGAATGCGTACTCTCGTATCTTCCACAGCAAGGTCGCCCAGTTCGAACAGTTCATGCTTGAGCCTCTTCTCAATGACATGCTAGCATTAGCGGTCCAGAATATGACCAGTTCGACTGTTCCAAGCTTCGACCCTGAGTATGGTGTAACATCGTTTGCAGATATCACAGCGGAAGACTTAGCCGGTGTCGGTCGCATCAGGGCCATCGGCGCTAGGCATTTCGCACAGGAAGCTGAAGTAGTTCAGAACCTGAACCAGATGTTCAATTCTCCTCTTGGAGCAGACCCAGCAGTAATGCAGCACTGGAGCACTATTGCTCTGTCGCAGATGCTGGAGCGCATGTTCAAGATTGAGAAGTATAAGATTGTAAAGCCGTATGTACGATTGGCTGAGATGGCCGATAGCCAGAAGAGAGCGAATAGCCTCACTGAGCAGGTACAGATGGAAGCGGGGACGCCAAGTGGTGTCTTCCCAGATGACGTAGGATAGAATGTTCGAAAACATAGTCAAGACCAAAGACGCTGATATCCCTCTCCACTCAAAGTGGTTCACACATTTGTCTAACGAAGAAAGTAGAGCTGATTTTCGTCGCTCCCTCTTCGCTAGTAGAGTCGCTCTAAGGCGACTAAAAGATATCCTCGAAGAAGAGAAGAAGACCATGGCTAATACCGAGGCTTCTCCTAAAGACTTCGAAGATGGTAATTGGGCCTACAAACAAGCGTTCCGAAATGGGGAACGGCGTGGGCTTCGTATAGTAGAAGACCTTCTACAATTTGTATAATAAGGAAACTACATGACCGTAGAACTTTTTGAAGACGTGCTTAATATCGAACCTGTCGATCCTAATAAGAATTATCTTGAGGATCTGGTAGGCGAAGGTAAGAAGTACAAAGACCCAGCGGCGCTTGCTCGTAGCCGCGTAGAAGCTGACCGACACATTCAGCGACTTGAAGCAGAGCAAAAGGCTATGCGAAATGATTTAAATAGTAGGCTTGCGCTTGAGGAACTTGTGACAAAACTTTCCTCGTACAAAGCCCCCGAACTGGCCCCTCAAGGCAGTGAAGATAGAAATCAGGACACAGGCAAAAACACACTTACTCCAGAAGACTTAGCGCGTATTGTTGACGAGAGGGTTCGTTCCATCTCTGATACTGAACGAGCCAAGGCTAATCTGAATATGGTGAAAAGCACTCTCAAACAGGAATGGGGCAACGATTTTGTCGATAAGATGAAGTCCAAGGCCGCTGAACTGGGAGTGGGTGAAAACTTTCTAAACAGTCTTGCAATGGACCAGCCTCAAGCTTTTCTTAAGCTGATGGATGTAGGTTCTGAGCAAAAGGATAAATCTAAACCGAATACGAGTTCTCCTCTTATGGGTAATCAAATAGACTCTAGCAAGCGACAGGCACAGCCACAGGCTGACCCGAACTACAAAGGCAAAAGCTATTACATGAAGCTCCATAGGGAAAACCCGAGCGTGTTCTGGAATCCTAAGACACAGTTGGAAATGAACCAAAATTCACAACTAGACCCTGAGAAGTTCTTAGCGTCTTAGTATCTGTAAGTAAGTGTTTTCACAATCAACCCTAGATAAGGAACTATAGATTATGTTTACAACTTCATCTAATAGTCATCTTATCCGTTCTAATATCTGGTCGCCCATTCTTAAGGACGTGCTGGAAGACGAATTGATGGGTACTAAGTATGTGAGAATGCTTGAAGGATTTCCTGATGGCGACACTTTCAACATCCCTAGTATCGGTCAGGCTGAAGTCTATGACTACGTAGAAAATGCTCCGGTGCAGTACACCAGCATGGATACGGGTAACTTCACGTTTACCATCACCGACTACAAAGCATCAGGTATGTATATTACGGAGAAGATGAAACAGGACGCGTTCTACACTAATGAACTCGTCTCATCTTTTATTCCAAAACAACACAGGGCTATTATGAAAGCTCTGGAAGTCGACATTCTGGCCCTCGGTCCAGACGGTCAGACTGCTTCCAACGTCAACTCGATTAACGGTGCAGACCACCGTTGGGTTGGCAGCGGTACAAGCGAATCGATTGCGATTAAGGACTTTGCCAAGGCGAACTACGCTTTGAATATGGCAAACGTTCCTAGTCAGGGTCGTGTAGCCATTCTTGATCCGTCTTGCGAGTACACTCTTGCAACTCTGACCAACTTGGTGAACGTATCCTACAACCCCAAGTGGGAAGGCATCGTTCGTGACGGTATGTCAACGGGTATGAAGTTCTACTTCAATATCCTTGGCTTTGACGTTTACATGTCGCAGAACCTGAAGCAGGGTGTTGCAGAAACGATTGGTTCGTTGACCACGACCACGGCTGCTGCTAACCTCTTCTTCTCCGCAGTGCCGGATGTTCTGCCCTTCGTAGGCGCTATCCGTCAGCCGCCCCGCGTCTTCTCAGAGTTCAATAAGGACCGCCAGAGGGATGAGTTCGTAACCACGATGCGTTACGGCCTTGGCTTCTTCCGTCCTGAAAACCTCTGCGTTGTTCTTACCGACACCAACGTTGTAACGTAAGGAAGGATAGAATAACATGACTATTTGGGTAAATGGCGACGGCCTTGCAGTACGTTTCGGGCCTGACGAGGCCGACCACATCCTTGGTGGTGAAGTAAATGTCTTCGGTAAGGAGCGTCATATTGTTGCTTCTGTCCGTTATACTGACGCGCTTTCTGCGACAGACGCCATTGTTGGCTCTGCTGTCGCTGCAAACAGCGGTTCTCTTGGTGTACTTGTACC